CTGACGGACGGAGCGGGCGATGTACTCGGGGAACAGCACAGCGGAGTCGGCACTGCGGAAGAACTTCTCCACCACGTCGCTGCCCGCGCCCTTCACCTTGATGTCAAAACGCTTGAGCTGGCGCTGGAAGGCATCCAGACCCTCCATGGCCGTGCCCTTGTACTGCTGATCGGGGTCCATGCTCTCCAGCACCTGAGTAAAGGTGCGGCCCGCCTCATGGTACATGCCCTTCTCCAGCTTCAGATTGTCAAACTGATAAGCCATTTCTACTTCCTCCCTTTCTTACAGGCAGATAACGGCCTTGCCGTCCTGCTCCACCTGAACCACCAGCGCCTGAACGCCGTCCTCGGCAGCCTTTACGCCGCCCTTGCCGTCAGCGGCCAGTTTCACACGGCCCAGCTCCACCTCGCCGGTGACCTTGACGTGCATAAAACCACCCACCTGCACGGCCACAGCGCCCTTGCGCACCTGACCGGCCACGCCGCAGAACCCATCGCCCTCAGCGCAGGCACCCACCGTGCCGTTTCCGGTCACCTTGACCACCTGACCGTCCTCCACGCCTTCGTCGGCGTAAAAGGTGGCCATCACATTGCCAATGTCGTCAAACGAAATTTTGTTCATCCTTGCTCCTCCTGAATGATATTTATCCTGAAGCGGTCACCCGCCGGGATACAAATTAAATCAAAAACGCGCCGTCCACCGGCTTTTCCTGCTGTTTCATGCCGTGGTCCAGCTGGGTCACCAGCGGAAAGCGCTTGGCCGCCTTGTCCGCATAAACGCGCCGCAGCTCCAGCAGTTCCTCCTCCCCCAGCTTTTCGGCAATGGCTTCCATCACCCCATGGTCCACGCCCTCGCCGGTCAATCCATTCAGCCGTACCACCTCGCCGCGCAGGGCAGACAGATAGCGTCTGCCCAACTCCGCCTGCTTTTCCAGCAGTTCCACCTCATGGGCCCAGCCTTCCTGCCCGGCCAGTTCCTTCATTTCGGTGTAACCCTTGTGCTTGAGCACACCGGCCTTTGGCTGGGCAGGCACCGCCACAAAAGACCACTCAAAGGCGTCCGCCGCACCCTGCAGACTGGTGTAGCACAGCTTACCGTCATATACTTCGCCTCGTTTGTGGGCGCAGCTGCCCGCCTGCTTGCCGCACACGGAACAAACCGCCCGCTCCACGGCACAGCCAACGCTGACCTCACGCAGAATGCCGCCCTCCAGCTGGGCGATCAGTTCCTCGTTGCCGGGAGTACGCAGCACATAGGCATGCCCCTTCACATAGCGGCACACGTCGCCCGCCGCCGTCATCGCGCCGGGTTCCTCCACCACCTCGGTGCGGTACAACCGGGCCGTCTGCCCCGCCGCTGTCCACTGGTGGTCAAAAATGCCCGTCTTGCCCACAAACAACTTGGCCAACTCCTCCAGCGTACCGCACTCAAACCGCTCGCCGTCCCGATCGATCTCGTTGTCACACAGCCGCACCGCAAAGGTGTACACCTCCTGCGCCGTCAGCTGCTTCCGACTGAACTGATTGATCAGTTCCAGCTCCGCATCGTCCGGCTGCGCACTCATCGCACAGCTCGCCTGCTTTTTGATGTTCATTCCTCCTGCACATCCCCTTTCAAATTTTCGGCCTGGCGGCGGTACAGCTCCGCCCGGGCCTGCTCCACCTCATCCTGCAGCTTGATCTGGCTCCAATGGACCTTTACACTGCCGCCAAAGCCATTCAGCCGCAGCCAGATCTCACAAATGCGCTCCACCACCGGCTCCAGACTTCTTCGGATAGCCCCGATCTCGCTGGTCATCAGGTCAGCCTGCTGACTGCTCATACGCTCGGTGCTGGACCAGGACAGGCCCAGCATAAAGGGCGGAATGCCGGTTCGTGCGATCAGCTGCTCCAAAATCTGCCGTACCGGCACCTCGCTGTCCAGCACCTGATTGTCCGCGCCGATCACCCGGATGTCCACATCGCCCATGGCCACAAAGTCCCGCACACTGCCCTGACTTCCCGCCTGCATGGCGCGGCTCCATTCCCGGGCCACCTGCTCACATCGCTCCCGGGCATAGAGTTCGTCCCCCTCGCCGTTCTTGCACACCACGGCAAAGCGCACGTTGCCCACCCGCTCCCAGTTCAGGCCGATGGCCTGATAAATTTTCATCAAAATCTCGGTCATGAAGGGCATAGACCGCAGCAGAGATACGCCGTAGGGATTGCCCACCTCCGGTTGGAACGGCGTGAACAACAGCAGTTCCTGACAGGGAAACGGCTCTGGCTCGCCCACACCTGCACTGCACAGTTCAAACTCCAACGGCGACTGCCCCTGCCGAATGACCACCGCCGCCGGATCGCACCATAAAAGGGCCGCCACGTCCCGCCCCTGACGGTTGGGTACGATCTCGCCCACCGCTCTGCCGCAGGTCAGCATACTGTCCAGATACCCATCCAGAAAAGCCTGCAAACCGCGTTGTCCCCGGCCGGCCGGCACGGTTTTCAAGAACCGTTCCAGCCTCTCCTGCGCTTTTCTGTCCTCCGTTTCCACCTCCACGCCGCCACACAGTCGGATCAGCTTCAAAATGGCGGCATCCACAATAGGTACCGCCTCCCGGATGGCCCGGTACAGCCTGTTGTCCGCCTCCTGCAGCGGCACATACCGCTCCAGCGCTCCAAAGGGATGCTTAGGGTTGTCTCTCACCTGCACCGCAGTCCCCTGTACCGGGGTCTGCTTTTTCTGAAATAACTTCATCCGTTCGCTCCTTTTCACATTCTGCTCCGCCGGCTCACGCTTCCGGCAAATACAGGGGGTTGTCCCCCCTGCCCCTCAACGATGGTCGCCGCGAAATACCGGATGTCGTCCATGGCGTGGTCGTCCTGCTTGCGTACCCGGTCCCCCGTCCCGTCCTCTTCCCATCGGTAAAGGCCAAACTCCCTTATGGCGTCGTCACATCCCCGGCAAATGATCAGCTTTTCGCGCCTCAGCAGCTCCGCCGTGACCCGCACACCGCTCAGCACGTCATTTTTCGCCTTCATCACCCGCCAGCCGTCCCGCCGCAGCACCTCTATGAAGCTGGCCGCCGACGGGTCCACCACTACCCGCCAGATGTCCCGTCCTCCGGCCAGTGCCGCCAGCTTCTGTGCATACTCGCCGTCCGTCATCTGCCGCCCGGCCAGCTTCGAATCGTAGTAATACTCCTTTACGCGATACCACACCCCGTCCCTCAGTCCCCAAAGGCCAAAAGACGCCGGGTTGATCGTGCCGTAGTCGCAGGAGATACACCATCGTTCCATCTCCCCCTCCGGCGGCTCGGGACAGTTCTCCTCTTTGAAAAAGTCATAAACCAGTCCCTGAGCCGCCACCCATTCCCCCAGCACGAACCTGCGGTAAAATGTCCCCTTGAACATCTGCTCGTACCGCTTGCGCACCTTGTCGGACAGGGAGGGGTTGTCCTTCATCGTAAAGTGCAGATACAGGGCGTTTCGCTCCTGCGCCCTGCAGATCCACTCCTTGTAAAACCAGTGCTGCGGACCCTCCGGATTGCAGGAAAACCACAGCTTCGCCCCCTCCACCGAGCAGCGGGCGCAGGCCTGCTCCACAAAGGAGCGGGGCATCAGCACCACCTCGTCCATCAGCACCCCGGCCAGAGTCAGGCCCTGTATCAGGTCGGCGCTGCTCTCGTCCTTGCCGCCAAACAGGTAAAAGATATTCTGTCTTTCCCCACAGGTGACACTTATTTGGTTTCGGCTGAACAGCTGCTCACACTCGAACCCTCGCTGGCGCAGGATGGGCAGCAGTTCCCGCAGCAGATTGCGCCGCACCGACTCGATGGTCTTTCCGCACAGGGCAAAGGCCTGCCCGTCAAATCGGGCCATGGCCCAGCTAAAAAAAGACAGCCCCATACAAACGGTCTTGCCGCTTCGCACCGCGCCGTCGCAAATCACCGCATCCCAGCCGCGCCGGCTTCTCCACCAACTCATCACCCGCTTCTGTTTCGGGGAAAGCTCGCTGAATTTTTCATCGGGACTCTGTCCGCAATTTGGTCTCGTCGCGCCCTTTCCCAT